GCCGATGACGGTGACAGCGGTGGTGAAGACGATGCCTTGCACAAGTACGCTAGAATGTGGTGGGCCGGCGACGAAGCCATACAAATGCAAATTGAAAAGGTCTTGGCTCGAATGGGCTGGGAAATTGGCGAAGACGAAGGCGGCTACGACAACGGCGGTGTGTTTGTGGTACGTGCCGGTGACGTGAATGGTAACAGTTACCAATCCTGGCCCGCAGAAGAACTAGAAGGTCTAGGCGAAGGTATATTTGGATTTAGTACCAAGACGCCTGCCAAAAATAAAACAGCACCGGCAGACGAATTCTCTGCCAAACTGCTGGCTCGTAGACAACAGCAACAGGCACAGGCTCCCAAAGAAAAAGTCTACCGCGGTCCTGAGGAGTATCGTCGGGAAAAAGAACTTGGTGTAAAGGAAAACGAAGGTGATCCAGAAGGCCTGCCGCATTTGACCAAAGAACTACTGACAAACATAGTTGACCGAGTTGGTAAAGAAGGCGCACACGCCATTGTCAAAAGTCTAACCTGGGGCGACGGTGCTGCCAAAGAACTGCTACATTTGATTGTGAATGATCTTGAAGATGATATCCGTCAGGGCATAGAGAAACAAAATTACAAAAAGTCACCTGACAAAATAACTGAACTGGGCGCCAACAATCCTCCACAGCCCACAGCACCTGCGGCTGGTAATCCAGCACAGACTACGCCTGCACAACCAGTTGATCCCAAGGCCGCGGCAGCACTCAAACAGAGTCTAGCAAAACTAAAGACCAGTGTACCAGGACTGGATGTTACCAAGGCCACTAACACCATGACCAAAGCTGATACTGGTACACAATTAAATCCTGCTGATCAAAAAATTGCCAGTACACTAGCACCGCAATTGGCCAATGTTATGAAGAATCCGCAGATGGCCACATCATTGAAAATGATGATTGACAAGGCCAATCAACAAGAAAAGGCCGCTGCCGCCAAACCACCAGGAACTGTATAAAATGAATTTGTATAACTTGTTTGAAGCACCCAAGAGACCTCCGGCACCAGGAACCACAGGTGTCATGGACAACCAAGTGCAGAGTGCAGCCAGTCCCATTGGCTCAGGCACCAGTCGTTGGGAAAGTAAAAAGAAACCGGTCACAATGATGGGCGTGGGCAACAACGGTGTAGTTGCTGAAGCTCGTGATGTACAGTTGGACGAGATCAGCAACAAAATTCTAGGCGACTACAAAAAGGCCGCAGGTACAGATGCGTCGGCTGCTGATGCACGTGGTGACGTTGAACGCGGCAACAAACGTTTCAAGGGCATTGTCAAGGCCACCATCAAGCAAGGCGAGAACGATGCCAAGCGACATAAACAGCAAGGTGTGTCGGAAGGTTCACTGAACGAATTTGCGCCCGGTGAAGGTGGATTTGGGCCATTCAAAATGTATATTAGCAATGAATTTATAGAGGAATTTTCAACTTTTGATCAAGCCAAAGAGGAAATAGAGTTTTTACGGACCGCTGATCCTAAGTCATTTGATGCTGATTGGAAAATTATTGATGGTACGGGTAAGATAGTATGGCAACACGATCCAGGTGAAGCAATTGATGCTATGAGAATGCGCCGCAAAATACAATTCATTAAACCGGACGATAAAGGTGTGGCGGAAGGTGAAAAAGACACTAGCCGGATGAACAAGCAAAGTCAAGACTTCTACAACAAAAATCCAAACTTCAAGCGTGACGACAGAGAAACCAAAAGCCTAGGCAACAATAGATTGGCCACGCGAGTTAGCCCCGCAGGCGGAGTTGCCAGAGTTAAAAAGAAACCTGTGACACCATTTGAGTCTCAAGATCAGTTAGATGAAATTGATCGTAGAGGATTCTTACGAGGATTGGGTGCAACCGCGTTGGGAGCCGCTGGTGTTGGCGCGGCAAGTAAAGTACAAGCTGATCAACAGCAAGAATTAGGGAACGGATTTGTTTTAACAACCATAGATGTTGCCGGACACACAGTCAACGCAGTTTTAGATACACAAAGTGGTATAAGCTACACCTTAAATCGTGGCAGCAATGGATCTGCTATTATTAGAAGTCCGGCACGTTATCTTCTAATAAAGGATGGCAAAATAGTAGACACTGCTATGAAAGTTGGCCCATCTACAGCGGCAGCGATGCAAAAAGCTGGATTAATGCAAGGTGTGGCGGAGGGTGTCAACCATTCTGCATTACAAGGTTGGGATGAGATGACTAGAGATCAAAAGCGTGATGCGTTAGTTAAAGCCGGAATTATCGATAGTTACAACACATTGAATAAGACACCAGATCAACTTGATGATATTCTACACGCCGCAAGAGTAAAAGCACAAAATCAGGAAGATGAATTAAACATAGGTGCAAGCGGGCGTAGAGAACTGCAACGTCAGGCTAAACAAGACTTTGAAGAACAGCGTCAACAACTTCATAAAGAAAAAATGGAGATGGAAAGATTTGCATGGGAAAAAGCAAATACAGAAGCCGAACGTAAACATGAGATGGCAAAGATTGATAAACAATACACCCAAGAATTACGTACACTACAAATGTCACACATGCAAGACATGGAAAAGATTCTACATGCCGACACGCATGAATTGATTAAAATGAAAGCCGAATTCAATATGCGTCAAGCAGAAAGAGAACAATTCAATACTGAACGTCCTACACGCCCACAAAGACCCGGTCGCCCACAGCGACCCACTGCAGAACCCGAAGATGACTTTGACCAAGATACCGGTTCACCACTCAAGCCGGGTTTCACTAGACCACAACAATGGCACACTAGCCAACAATTACCATATAAAAAACCACCAGCACTGGGTTATAAGAATGATGATGCAACTGATGTTGAACCAAAGAAGTTAGGTGAAACTGGTATCGGTCGTGCAGTCAATGACAAAGGTCTTACTCAACAACGATGGCTACAGTTAGTTCAAACTAAATTTCCAGACGCTAAAATTGTTTGTGCAAAAATGATTGACGGACCATGTCGTGCCACGTTGCCCGATGGTAAAACACTGTCTTGGGTAAAAGTAGAGCAAGGTACTGATGGCAACAACAATAGCACAGGCGGTGTCAAGCCTGTTGGGACAGGCAAGTTCAATCCAGAGTTCAATAAGGCTTTACAAACAGGTATAGATCATCGCAAAGCGGCCAGAGATGAGATGCAAGCATATGTTGCAACCCTTCCAACTTATACTAGAAAAGGTGTAAAAGAAAGCACAGGCCAAGATAGTAAATCCTGGATGGCCAGCATTCAACAACAGCATCCTGATGTTAAATTTATACAAGCCAAGATGCCGGGCGCCCCTATCATGGCTCTGGTCAATGGCAAGCCTGTGGCACAGTTTGATACTAAAAAAGGTATGGCGGAAGGCTATGCAATTAATGAAAACTCGGATGTATTGGCTGGATTGACTGATATCTTAAAGATGGCCGCATCTAGACAAGCACCACAAAATCCTCGATATTTTGCTCAACAAGTAAAAGATGTTGCATTGCAACTTAAAGATAATCCTGCGACACAAAAATGGTCTAACTATTTAGATGGCGTTGTTAGATGGGCAGATGTGATTTCAAGTGGCAAAGAACAATATTCTTCAGGGTTTGCCAATGAGGTACATAGTGTATTAGGTCCTGCTACAAGAGCATATCAAGATGCACTTCTAAATAAGCAAGGTGTGGCGGAAAGCATGGGTCGTGCCACACCAAAGATGCCCAAGCCCAGAGATCCTGGACACGCCATATTGGCTGCCAAACGTTCAAGTGGTGCAGGCGGTCAACACACCAACAAACGGCGTCAGGCTCTACTGCAACCCAAGCATCAACAGCCCTTGACTAGAGACATGGACATGAACGAAGACATCAGCCGTAGAGGATTTCTACGAGGTGCAGGTGCTGTGGCTGCTGGTGCTGCCGTGGGCGGTATGGCACAGGCCGCTGATCAGGCAGATCCAAACAAATTGATGGTCACAGTATTCATTGATGGTGACTCTAAAGAATTTGATTTGACAGGACGTTTCAAAGGTGATGCCAAATCACAAATGTATCAGGCATCGGATTTTGTAACCGATCGTTTGGAAGCCAATGATGTGTATTTTTCAAATATGGTAATACGATTCCAGGGCAAGATATTAAAAACACAAAATCAAGGTTCAGTCAAGGAAGACCTAGACGAGTCAATTGAGCGTCATTTAATGCAGATGCGTCACGCAGGATACGACATTTAACAAGGAGATCAACTATGGCAAAAATTGCAACAACATCAAAAATTCAACGTGTGGTCAAAAAGACCAGTCAGGCCTGCACACGTGCCAAGACCAGCACCATGAACAAAACCAAGCGGGCCAGCTTCAAAGCATACAGAGGACAAGGTAGATAATGGAAGATTTAATCAAAGCCAGTAAGGTAGCATTTGCCAGTGAATATGCTTTCTTTATTAAAGCACAATTCTTTCACTGGAATGTAGAAGGGTCGAACTTCCCGCAGTATCACGAACTGTTTGGTAATATTTACGAAGAAGTTTATGCCAGTATCGACCCGTTTGCAGAAAACATTCGCAAGTTGGGTGCTTACACTCCTGCCAGCTTTGAACGTCTTAGCATGTTGAGCCAAATCCCTGACGAAACAGTGGTTCGTCCTGCCAGCGACATGATGCAGGAACTGTTGGCCGACAGCGAAAAGATGTGTGAAATGTTCAAGGTTGTGTATAATCTTGCTGACAACCAACACGAATACGGCCTCAGCAACTTCTATGCTGATCGTCAAGATGCACATCGTAAACATTCGTGGATGTTGAAATCTGTTTTAAAATAACTTTATGTCGGTTCGATTAGATGGCGCCATTGGAAAAAATTTCTGCTATGCGCCTTGGACCAATATCCATATAACCACCAACGGATCATACCAAACTTGTTGTGGTGCAAATACCAACATTGGTAATTTAAGAAAAATTCCAATTACCGAATTAATACAGTCAAATGTATTAACTGACATTAAACATAATCTGGTAAACAATCAAACAGATAGTAACTGTAAAAATTGTTTGATTGCAGAAAATTTTTCAAACAACAGTGAACGTACCTGGTACAATGATATTGCTGAATCTAAATCTTTGAACGTGACCAATATTGGGGATTTTTATTTGCAAAATTTAGACATACGCTGGAGTAATACTTGTAATCTTAGCTGTGTGTATTGTAATCAAACTTCAAGTAGTCAATGGGCCATGCTTGATAAGAAACCCCAGGAACGAATTGATTATACTGATACCATCAGTGACATTGTGAATTTTATCAAACAACACAATTCAACATTGAAAAACATTGCCTTGTTAGGTGGCGAACCTTTACTTCAAAAAGAAAATGAGTTGTTGTTGGATTTGGTGTCCAACGATGTACATATTAATGTAATCACCAATCTTAGCGTTCCATTAGAAAATAATAAAATTTTTAAAAAATTGTTGTTAAAAGAAAAAGTGATGTGGGACGTTAGTTTTGAAACAGTTGAAGATCAATTTGACTATGTCAGGCACGGAAGTAGTTGGGCATTGATGTACAAAAATCTCAAATACCTGCAAGAAGCAGTTGCAGATAAACCCAATCATCGTATCGGTATTACCAGTCAATATTGTATATACAATGCATTAGATTTGGTCAAATTACACGAATATTTTAAAGATTATAACTTACCAGATATGAGATGGAATCAATTAACAAGTCCAGATGTTTTGTCTGTGAGTTTGTTGCCAAATAAATATTTAAAACAAGCAATTGATCAATTGGAAAAATCTATAAAATTTCATCCTGGGCAGGCAACTGAACAAAATCCTTCAGAGGACCCAATTGATCATGTCAACGGAAAATTTTTATCAGATATGGCAAACAGTCTTAGATCTATACAGAGTGCAAAACTCAATACTGATTATCTTTATTCGTGGCATCAAATACAGGAAACAAAATATTGGCCTACATTTCCTTTGAAGTTTGAACAGTTATGGCCGGAGTATAGAGAATAATATGTTGGTCTACATACACGGTGCCAGTGCCACCATCGAAAGTTTCAACTACCTACGTGAACACATTGGTGGTGAGGACATGGTGCTCAACTATGACAGTCACCATGGATTCAAAAACAATCTTGTACAAATGCAAACGGCACTGGCAGGCATTGACCGTATCTTTTTTGTGGCACACAGCCTGGGCGGCATCTATGCGTTACATTTGGCCAATCTTATTCCCCATCAGGTGTTGGGTGCAGTGACCCTGAGCACACCCTATGGTGGTGCTGAAAGTGCAGACTTTGCCAAATACTTTTTGCCATTCAGTCGACTGTTGCGCGACATAGGATCTGCGTCGTGGCCCATGAGACACGCCGACCAAATCAAAATTCAGCATCCTTGGACCAACGTTGTCACAGTGCGTGGCTCGGCTCCTTGGATACACGGTGCCAATGATGGCATTGTCACAGTTGATAGCCAGCGTCATCATGCCGAAGGCATGGAGTTAATTGAAATTGAATACAACCACTATGAAGTGGTACTCAGCGATCAGGTTGTTGAGCTCATCAAAGAAAGGATATTATCATGATCATCGAAATTTTTTTATACGGATTTATAACTGCGTTTGGTTGGTGGACCGCCACCCATTATGTGATTGAACCCTATTTTCCACCTGCGATCGAAAGACCTGCAGAGAAAAAGTAACACCCTTAGGACCGCACTAGTTGCGAGGGCGGCCGGCTGCTGGCCTTGGTAGTAACGATTCGCTACCGTGAACCCATAAAGTGAGCATTTTCCTCTTGCTTTTGTACAACACACTGTGTATAATAGTGTTTTTACAGGAGATACTCATGTCGGATTACAATCGTAGTTTCAACGGCGATGCCAAAATCAAACTCACACAATTGATCAATGAAGGTATGCAGGTCATGCAAGAAGTTCAGGACCTCAACGAAGGCCTAAATGATACTGTCAAGGCCATTGCTGAAGAATTAGAAATCAAACCAGCCACGCTCAAAAAAGCAATACGTATTGCACACAAGGCACGGTTGGGCGAAACCAATCGTGATCACGACGAACTCAACACCATCTTGGAAACTGTAGGCAAGACCCTTTGATAGGTATCGTAAATGGAATCGGTGACTGGATCAGCCAAGACTACAAGAGTAATAGAATTCGTTTTTGTCTTGAGGTCCTTGCTTGGGCTATTAGCATTGGCTGTTCTATCACTATGGCACTCACCGTTCCAACACCACCTCTCTTGGCTTTATACCCCATTTGGATTGCAGGTTGTGCTATATATGCTTGGTGCGCTTATAGTCGTCGTTCCTTTGGTATGCTGGCTAATTATTGCCTGCTTACCACCATCGACACAATAGGTCTGGTGAGAATGTTGGTAGCGTAAATACACATAGTCTCGCCGGACTATAAACGGCATGTAGAGTAAGTGTAAGCTCAAAATTATACAAGGAGAACAAATGAGTTATATTGACGCACTTTACGATCGTGCCAAAGATCGTATTCACGTGGTAGAACGTGTTGGTGGAGAACGTACCTACCGAGAGTATCCTGCCAACTATGTGTTCTATTATGATGACCCGCGTGGCAAGTTCCGCACAGTGTATGGCACTCCGGTCAGCAGATTCAACAGTCGCAACAACAAAGAATTCCAAAAGGAATTAAAACTAAATTCCAACAAACGTCTTTGGGAATCAGATATCAATCCCATCTTTCGCTGTCTGGAAGAAAACTATATTGGTGCCTCATCACCTAAACTACAAACAGCGTTCTTTGACATTGAGGTAGACTTTGATCCTGTACGTGGCTACAGCAAGCCCGAAGATCCTTTCAATGCCATCACTGCCATCAGTTTGTATTTGGACTGGATGGACAAGTTGGTTACTCTAGTTGTTCCTCCCAAGAGCTATACATGGCAGACTGCACAAGAGATTTGTGACCGATATGAAAACTGTTTCTTGTTTGAACGTGAAGAGGACATGCTCAACACTTTCCTAGACTTGATTGATGATGCAGATATCTTGTCAGGTTGGAACTCGGAAGGTTTTGACATTCCTTACACTGTCATGCGTATCACCAAGGTCTTGAGCAAAGACGACACACGCAGATTCTGTTTGTGGAATCAACTGCCCAAGCAACGCACCTTTGAACGTTTTGGTGCTGAGAACATCACATTTGACCTGTTGGGTCGTGTGCATCTGGACTACATGCAACTGTATCGCAAGTACACCTATGAAGAGCGTCACAGTTATAGTCTAGATGCCATTGGCGAGTATGAGCTAGAAGAACGTAAAACACAATACGAAGGCACCCTGGATCAACTGTACAACAAAGATTTTCCCAAGTTCATTGACTACAACAGACAAGACACCCTGTTGTTGGCCAAACTGGACAAGAAGCTACGCTTTCTTGATCTGGCCAATGAACTGGCACACGACAATACTGTGCTACTGCAAACCACCATGGGTGCAGTGGCCGTTACTGAGCAAGCGATTATTAACGAAGCACATCAACGAGGACTAGTTGTCCCTAACAGAAAAGGAAAAGATGATCATGGTGATACACAAGCCGCAGGTGCCTATGTTGCTTTCCCCAAAAAAGGAATACACGAATACATTGGTGCAATCGACATCAACTCGCTGTACCCCTCAGCGATCCGTGCTCTTAACATGGCCCAAGAGTCCATCGTTGGACAACTCCGGCCGATCATGACCGACAGGTATATCAAGGACAAAATGGCCTCAGGTAGCAGTTTTGCTGATGCCTGGGAAAACATGTTTGGTACTCTTGAATATACTGCGGTCATGGAATGCCAAGCCGGAACAGAACTGACCATTGACTGGGAACACGACAAATCTAGCGATGTGATGAGTGCCGCAGATGTGTGGCGCATGATATTTGACAGCAATCAACCCTGGATGCTGAGTGCTAATGGAACTATTTTTAGTTATGAACAAAAGGCCGTTGTGCCTGGACTATTGGAGAGATGGTATGCTGAACGAAAAGAAATGCAAGCGAAAAAGAAAGCCGCAGAAACTGCTGAGGACATTGCGTTTTGGGACAAACGACAACTTGTCAAAAAAATTAACCTCAACAGTCTTTACGGGGCGATCCTCAACCCGGGCTGTCGGTTCTTCGATAAACGCATTGGCCAAAGCACTACGCTCACTGGGCGCATCATCGCTAGGCACATGGACGCATACATCAACGAGTGCATCTTCGGCACATACGACCACACTGGTCCGGCAATTATTTACGGCGATACCGATTCGTGCTATTTCTCAGCCTGGCCCGCAGTCAAAGAGGAAGTCCTTGGCGGGCGGATGGAGTGGTCTAAAGAAACATGTATCCAACTCTACGACCAGATCGCGGATCAAGTAAACGATAGTTTTCCTGCGTTCATGGAACGTGCTTGTCACGTGCCCAGAGACAATGGATCGCTGATCAAAGGTGGTCGTGAACTGGTGGCCGAAAAGGGCCTGTTTATCAAGAAGAAACGTTATGCTGTGTTGATCACAGATCTAGAAGGCAAACGACTGGACACCCACGGCAAACCTGGCAAAGTAAAAGCCATGGGCTTGGACCTGAAACGATCGGATACTCCCAAGGTTGTACAAGACTTTTTGAGCGAGTTGTTGTTGGATGTGTTGACTGGTGCCAACAAAGAAGACATATTCAACAAGGTTCGAGACTTCAAGTATGCGTTCCAAGACCGACCGGCCTGGGAAAAAGGCACACCCAAGCGTGTGAACAATTTGACCAACTATACCAAAGAAGAAGAACGACTGGGCAAAGCCAATATGCCTGGGCACGTGAGAGCCGCAATGAACTGGAATACTCTGCGCCGGATGCATGGAGATCAGTACAGCCTGAGCATCATTGATGGTATGAAAACCATTGTGTGCAAACTCAAAGATAATCCCTTGGGTTATACTTCGGTGGGCTATCCCACAGATGAAACACATATTCCACAGTGGTTCAAGGACTTGCCGTTTGATGATACCTTGATGGAGACCACCATTGTGGATCAAAAGGTAGAAAACTTGCTGGGTGTGCTAGATTGGCGTATCAATGAAAATACTCAAATTGCCACTACTTTTGATGCACTGTTTACTTTCGAATAAATATATACACCAGATGGTGTATATCAATGAAACTGTATGATCTAGTAAAATTTCGACAACGCCTGCACGATGAATACAACGTGGATTGTACCGTTACGGAATTGACACAAGTGGTATCTCAATTGACTGATTTAGAACGTGATCTATCACCTGCGTATGCTGAATACATACATCAAAACATCACCTCATACACTGACCTAATTCAACGGATCCAGGCACAACACGGCACTAGAGAACAGTTTATTCGCGAATTGGATCAACACATTGAACTGGTGACCTATGAGTTGTTTAGTGGTACCTATGACGAAGAACTCAATAGGTCCATGATGAATCACGAACATAGAATAAATCGTTCAATGAGTGTGCCAGACAATGCCAAGGACCTATTGATCAATCGTATACGCTACTATAGCGACTGGCATTACCCAGGAATGGAACTGGGTTGTAACACTGGAGAAATGACATCGCATCTTGTTGCCGGCGATCCATTGTATCTGGTAGATCTAGATCGACGTTTCCTTGAAAAAACTTCCCAACAGTTTTCGGGACTGTATCAAAGTAGACTGAGACAGTACATCATCAATGTCATACCAGATTTTTCAGCGTTGCCCCAAAATCAGTTTGGATTTATTTTTAGTTGGGATTACTTCAATTACCTAGCATTACCAACGATCAATATCTATCTTAAAGGTCTGCTCAAATTGTTACGTCCCGGCGGAACTTTGATGTTTACCTACAACGATGGCGAAACACCCACAGGTGCCGCCTATGCAGAAGGTCGCTGGAACAGTTATGTGCCACGCAGTAAATTGGTTGCCATGGCACAAGAAGTGGGTTTTGAAATAGCACACACAGAATCATTCAATTCGGGTGTGTTGAATTGGATTGAACTTCGTTGTCCTGGTGATTTAGAAACGGTCAAAGCACATCAGGCATTAGGTGAAATTCGTCCCCGTTTTGTTTGACATTCCACGCATAGTCTAGTATACTTCAACATTACTCAACACGGAGAACTTATGAGAGATTATCTATTAGACATCGTACAACATACTCACGGGCTTGGTTTCATTGACCTAATTAAAATTACCGGCACTGACACAGAAACCACCATTGACGGCCTGGCCGAAGACAAAAGCGTTATTGTGCAGGCACGATTTAAAAATCCAGTACCAGAATTTATTGGTACATTTGGTATGCCCAATCTGAGCAAACTAAAAACTATTTTGAATCTTGAGGACTACCGAGAAGATCCCAAGATCACTGTGGTCACACAAAACCGTAATGGTGTGGATGTACTGTCAGGCATTCACTTTGAAAACAAAACAGGTGACTTTAAAAACGACTATCGTTTTATGATGGCAGAAATTATCAACGACAAACTCAAGTCAGTCAAATTCAAAGGTGTCAAGTGGGGTGTAGACATTGTGCCCACAGTGGCAGGTATCACTCGTCTACGAGCACAGGCCAGTGCCAACAGTGAAGAAACCACATTTGTGGCCAAGGTTGAAAATGGTAATTTGATATTTTATTTTGGCGATCCAGGCAGTCACTCAGGCAACTTTGTGTTCCAAGCCGGAGTATCGGGTTCTTTGTCCAAGCCTTGGGATTGGCCTGTGGCAGCAGTGATGGCTATCCTGGCACAAACTGGAGACAAAACTCTTAAGATCAGTGACGAAGGTGCCGCCATGATCACTGTGGATTCAGGCATTGCTGAATACAACTATATTCTTCCAGCACAGAAAAAGTAATGGAATTAAATTTCAGTTACAAAGAGCTTGACTTTATTACATTAACCGATAGTAAGGTCGAGCTCAACTGGAATCGTATCTGGGCCAATAGAGGGCACTCCTTGGGCGAAGGATTAATCAGCCCTGATAAAAAAACATTTTATCTAAATATACCCAAGAATTCAAGTTCGACGGTTAAGGCTGGACTAACAGATATCGATTGGCAGTTTGCTTCTGTATATGACTATCCAGATGCCAACATTGTTGTGGCCTGGAGAGATCCGATTGACCGTTGGGCCAGTGGTATATTTGAATACTTGTTGATGTATAATGTTAATGCAGTTGACAGTATCTGCGAACCATTTAATTATGATTTGTGGCCTTTGCTAGGTGAAAAATTGGGTATGTCAATTATATTTGATCGTATAACTTTTGATGATCATACCGACCGACAATGCGTATTTCTTCGCAATATCGATCTAAATAGATGTACGTGGATCAAAATTGATAAAGAATTCAACAAGAATTTTTCTCATTTATTGGCCTCTAGAGGCTATACTAATAACTTTGCAGACATAACTGCAGAGAATGTTAGCCAAGGTGATTATGGCACTACTGGATATCAGAAAAAATGTTTTAAAGAATTTATCAAATATGTCATTGACAATGACCAATATAAAAAGTATAATCTAAACAAATGGTTCTGGTGTGACTTTGAACTAATGGACAAAATAAAATTTTATGAAGCAAGATAATCTAACAGCAAAACAAAATGACTATGCAGTATTCTTACCTGCGATTTCTGGTTTCTATGCAACCTTTATAGGCAAACAAAGAAACGAGCAGTATGTGGATCCTGCACGTTTCCCACAAGGACTCACAGATCTAGAACAAATGAACTGGCTCAATAGTCAACAGGCCTTGTTTCCATATCGGTGGAGTCTGTACTCGGGTGGTCACGCCAATCTAGATTTGACCAAACAAGACTGGGCAGAAGACATGGTGCGTAATCGTGAGCCTGGAACATTTATGTTGGGTGACTCTGGTGGATTCCAAATTGCCAAAGGCCTGTGGGAAGGTGACTGGCGTGCCAACTCTGGTTGTACCAAGGCACAAGGCAAGAGAGATGCCGTTCTCAAATGGATGGATGGTGTTGCTGATTATGGCATGATTCTTGATATTCCCACTTGGGTCATTCATGACAAGAAAGCATCAAAGGCCTGTCAAATTACCACATTGCAAGAAGCTGTGGATGCCACCAAATTCAACAATGAATATTTTATGCGGCATCGTCGAGGAAAAAACAACGGCGGAGCCCGATTCTTGAATGTGTTGCAAGGTGACAACCACGACAGTGCCGACCAGTGGTACGATATCATGAAAGAGTACTGTGATCCTGTCAAGTATCCAGATACACATTTTGATGGGTGGAGCATGGGTGGACAGAACATGTGTGATGTACACTTGGTATTGCGACGCCTAGTGGCCTTGCGCTATGATAATTTGTTACAGGAAGGCATACATGATTGGATGCACTTTTTGGGCACATCAAAGTTGGAATGGGCTGTGCTACTCACCGTGATTCAAAGGGCAGTTAGAAAATACGTTAATCCGGCTTTTACTATTTCCTTTGATTGTGCCAGCCCATTCCTCGCCACTGCCAATGGACAGGTGTACTTTGAAAATGTGTTTGAACACGACTCAAAATGGTCGTACCGAATGGCTCCATCAGCCGATGACAAGCGATATGCCACAGACACACGCAAGTGGTCCTCGGGTGTTGTGGCTGACAAAATTTATGACACTTGGCAAGAAAGCCCCATCAGTGATATGCTCAAGATGAAAGATATCTGTATCTATGCGCCCGGAGATGTCAACAAGAACGGCAAAGAAGGCCGGACATCGTGGGACAGTTTCAGTTATGCATTGTTGATGGGTCATAATGTCTGGATGCACTTGACTGCTGTACAAGAAGCCAACAGACGTTTTGATGCTGGAGAGCATCCGGCCATGATGCGTTACAGTGCTCCTACACAAGAATTGTTCGAAGATATTGTGGAGGCCATATTTGCTGCTCCTGATAGAGCCACTGCTGAAGAAATTATTGAACAGTACGACAGCTACTGGATGGAGATTGTGGGCACACGCGGATTCAAAGGTAAAAAGGCCAAAAACGCACGTACCATGGCCAATCGTCATATAGAAATTGTGGGCAACCTGGGCAACGACAAACCCGAAAAAAAACCCAAAGCACAACCGGTATTGAACGACAACTTATTTGGAGAATGATATGATTAGAGCTGGTCACGAAACAGTAAAATTCTTTACTGGCACTGAGGTAGAACACACGCCTGCATTTGGACTACAAACGTTGTTTGTTGTGGGTGTTCAGCCTGTACAAGAAATCCAAGATTGGATCGATGACTTTGCCAGTTACGAGGATGAGTCAAAACATATTCGACACATCTACTTTGGTGCCAATCAGAGCTTTCCTTTGTGCGGAGTCAATGACTTGGACGTATGGCGTCCTTGGGAACAGATGATCTACCCATTCTTGGATCGCGAATATCTTTGTACACTAGACATTGATGTGGCCTGTGTGGAAGGTCTTCACGAAGGAATGTTTTGTGAATACAACAACTTCATTCCCATGATCAGTGTCAAGGTGCCTTACATTCAGATGCTCAATTACAATGCCACCATCAAGATCGATGATCGAGACTTTCGTGCAACCAATCCTGGAGTTTGGTGCCATAGCGTACACAAACTAAAAAATCGTTCAGTATTCACAGACTGGTCTAAATACACAAAGGACGAGGTAACCAATGGGTGATGGAGGAAAAGGGTCAGCGCCAAGACCTTTCAGTGTAGATCAAACCACATTTGGCAACAACTTTGATCGTATTTTTGGTAAGAACAAGGTTGCAGAAATCACGTGTCACTGCTATACTTGTACTCAGGACACAACAAGAATGATTGTATGTGCCACGTGTGGCAACAAACGTTGTCCACACGCAACAGACCACACTCTGGCTTGCACCAACAGCAATGAGCCAGGACAACCAGGAAGTAGATACTGATGAATCAAGAAGCAAGAGAAACTGTAGAACGCATCAAAGATGCGGCGCAACGCACTATATTTGTAACCTTCCAAAAAGAAGGCATTCACTGTTATCCGGCTGCCGCAACTGATCCTGCGTTGGCCACCGGAGATGCTTATGATGTTAGCTTTCTAGGTAGCCCACACAGACACATATTCCACTTCCGTGTGGCAATAGATGTGTTCCATAATGATCGTGACATTGAGTTTATTCAATTCAAACGCTGGTTGGAAAACTTATACAAAGATGCTATACTAGCACTAGACTACAAGAGTTGCGAGATGATGGCAGATGACTTGTACATACAAATTGCAGGACGTTACCCTGGTCGCAATGTCACTATTGAAGTATCCGAGGACGGTGAAAACGGATGCGTCATCAACTACAACCTTACCCGTCCAAATCTTTCAATCGTAATCTAAGGAGACTATTATGTCACAACCAAAATGGCTTGAAAAATATCTAAGAATGAAGCCTGAAGTTTCAAACATCTATGATGATTTGGACGACTATCGAGAGTTCTGCATCAAGCAGGGCTATGTGTTTAACGAAGCACATCTGTATTACGAAAAAACACCCTGGGGTGAATTTCAACGTGTGTTGGCCGGTAAGTATCCCAAAGACAACTGGAGTCCGCATCCAAAACCCGAGCGCACCAACTTCCGCCCACGTGACAACAACTATCGTCCCAACAGGTACTGATCATGCGTAAGCTCTATTACATGGGATTAGAGTCTTACAAGGCTCGTTATACACTACAACTAACTGAGTGGAATCGTCGTGTGTTTGATCGACGTGGCCTAGATGTGGTCTATGTGCCGGGCTTGACCTTAGACAACAGTCAAAAGATTGTGGTGGGGCAAGTGTTAGACGCACACGGTCGCAGTTACTTTAGCATGAGCCAGATGATGAATCTAGTGCGACTTATGCAACAAGGAGAAGTTACCAGTGAAGATGTTATCTACTTTGAAGACATGTTCCAACCAGGCTTTGAGAGCCTCGGTTACATCCTTAACCAAGTTCCTGCAGAACTGCGTCCTCGCATTTTTGTACGCTGTCTTGCACAATCTATCGATCCTGATGACTTTGTCCACGTTTGGGGCATGGGACGATGGATGGGGCTTTATGAAAAGATGGTTTGCGAAATGGTTCGAGACAGTGGTGGCGCTGTACTTGCGACTAACGAAGAAATGGTCATGCACATGAAGATTGCAGGTTGGGATTGCCCTATCTACAATATCTCAGGATTGGCATTTGGCAAGGCAGAAGTGCGTGAACGTGTGCCGGGTACACTACGTCCATTTGGTGATCGCAAGCATCGTGTGGGCTTTGCCGCACGTTGGGATCAAGAGAAGCAACCAGACTTCTTCATGGACTTGATTGATGCCTGGAACGCTAGACACCCAAGTAAGTATGTGGAGTTTTGTGTATTCTCGGGTGCCAAACTCAAGTACAATAACGACAGTTACATGGAACGTACTAGACGTATGCAACAACAAGGTACATTGGTAATCCATGAAGATTTAGAAAAGAATGACTACTATGCTCTCCTTAATGATACTCGTGTGTTATTTAATTGTGCTTTACAAGATTGGGTTTCAAACACCGTTAGCGAAGCTGACACTCTGGGATCGAATGTACTGTATCCTGCTTATCGTAGCTTCCCTGAATCTTTTGCCAATGACTGTGATAGGCTCTATATCCCTTGGAGTATAGAAGACGCCCTTAACAAACTTGAACGGTTACTGGAAAAGCCCCATAACAATATGGGTCAGATCAGCAACTGGACCGACGGTACTGTGGATCGCATTGTAGATATCCTAGAAGGTCAAGGCAACGCCTGGCTACGTATGACCACAGACTATCGCCGGCACACTCATGAAAGCAAATTCTAATCAATACTTAAAGGAGACAATTTGATGTATGCACCTCTTATTTCTGTTAATACCTATCGCGATGCACCTGCCGTCAATGCCGCAATGGGCCGTGTGTATGGACACATGAGCCTGGCAGTGATTGTATCAATGATTGTGAGTTACTTGGTGGGCACCAGCCCAGAGTTGTTGGCATTCTTTTTTACCGGAGTGATGAAATGGATTGTGATTTTTTCACCCTTGGTGGCCATATTTGGTGTTGCCATGGTACTGGGCAACAGCCCCAGTAAACCGGTAGCACAGTTGTGTTTGCACGGTTTCGCGGCCTTGATGGGTCTCAGCTTCTCAATGATCTTTGCTGTGTTTACCATGGGATCGATTGCGAGTGCATTCATGGGTGCTGCCATTCTGTTTGCGGTCATGAGTGGTTATGGCTACTTTACCAAACAGAGTCTAGACAGCGTTGGCAAGTTTATGTTGGTGGGCCTAATTGCCATCTGCATTGCCAGCATTGTCAACATCTTCATTGGATCAACTGTGTTACAGATGGTGATATCCGCACTGGCCATCATTATCTTTCTGGGACTCACTGCCTATGACACACAGAAGATTCGTGAAGAACTCAGTGTAGAAACTGATGATTCGGCAGAAGTTCGTGGTGCATTAACTCTGTACATGGACTTTATCAACTTGTTCTTGAATTTATTACAACTTTTTGGAGATAGGAAATAATTATGGCAACGAAGAAAATCAGCAAAATCGCAGACAAACTAGACAAAGTAAATGAATCATTTACAGTCAACATGTACGACAATGGCTATATGCTTGAAATCAGTGGTCGCAAAGATGACGATTGGAAGAGCGCAAAGATCTTGGTTCCTACCATTGAAGATCTAGTCATTCTAATCAAAGAAGCATCAGAAATGGATCGCGATAACTAAAATGAAAATAGTTATCACCAGTGGATGTAGCTTTAGTGATCCAGAATGGGAACAAACTTGGCCGGTACACTTGGGAGAAAATTTTCCCAATAGTGAGCACCGACATACCGGGTTGGGCAGTACTGGTAATGGCTTGATAAGTCGTAAAGTAATTTACGAAGTCACTGAAGCACTAAAACTATACAAACCTGAAGATATCCTAGTTGGTGTTATGTGGTCTGGAAGAGACAGACATGATGTGTATCTACAGGAGACACCTAAGTTTGAGATTGACGAAGGCTGGAGACAAAATCCCACCAAGTTTGTTAAAAATGCTGATAGTAATTGGGTATTATTAAATTGGTTTTGGAAAAATAATTTTGCAAAACAATATTTTACACACTATTACGATAACATTGGTTCTCAAATTTATACAATAGAGCATGTATTGCGAGTACAGTGGTTTTTGCAACTGCATGGTGTTCGTTATTTTATGTCAACTTTTACTAACGAAGTATTTGACAAGGGACTAGTTAATCACATTGATGTAGAACATCTGTACAAACAAATTAATTTTGAGAATTTTTTACCAGTTGAGGGCGAACACGAATGGTCTAGAGACCACTCAGGGTTGCCATTCAAAGATAATGATCCATATCATCCGTCCCCCGACCAACATAAAAAATTTACCGACAATGTAATTATTCCGTTTTTACAAGAAAAGAAATACATATGAAAATTGTTATCACTGGCGGATGTGGTTACATTGGTAGTCATATCTCAAGAGCATTGCGACTTCAAAATTCCAAGAACGAAGTGTTTGTTATCGATCGCGAGCGTAGAGAACACACACTAACAGATGTCAGTGGATACTTACACTCGGACTTTGCTCATCGAAGTAGTCTCATGTGGATTTCTGAGTTAGAGCCAGATGTTGTGGTACATTGTGCCGCGGATACCATGGTGGGTGAAAGTGTTGCAGATCCTGCAAAGTATTACTGGAACAATATCAGCAAGACTGAGACCCTGATGACACATCTCAAAGATCTCAAACGCAAGCCGTTGGTGTTGTTCAGTAGCAGTGCCAGTGTGTACGGTAATCCTGTGAGCGGCCAAGCAGTGGTCGAAACAGATCTCAAACTGCCCATCAGTCCCTATGGTATCAGCAAACACGTGGTAGAACGCATGCTCAGCGATTACTTTGATGCCTATCAAATGCCCAGTGTCAGCTTTAGATATTTCAATGCCGCGGGTGCTGGCGTTGCAGATCAAATAGATCTTGGTCAGGCCGCTGGCGCCAGTCATATCATTGCTAGAATACTAGAAGCCAAATTGGCCAACAAGACCTTTACCTTGAACGGCACAGACTATGCCACACCCGACGGTACCTGCATCAGAGACTATGTACATGTCTGGGACATTGCCCAGGCACACTTGCAGGCCATTGATTGGGTGTTTAACAAAGGCAACTACCATGCGGCCGCAATGAATCTAGGCACCGGCACAGGTATCAGCAATCAACAGATCATCGACTATGTGCGTGAACGGCATGGAGATTTTTTGGTAGATACGGGCCCGCGCAGACCCGGTGATCCTGATCGTCTTGTTGCAAGAGCTGATGTTGCTCGATCCATCATTGGTTGGACTCCAGAACACTCAACCTTAGAACAAATTGTAGACTCAGCTTGGAAGTGGTACAGCCGTGTATGACGCATTATTTGAATTTGAAGATCGTCTAGCACGATTTACCGGCGCTCCTTATGTGGTGGCCACAGATGGTTGCACTCACGCTCTAGAAATGTGTTTTCGATATCAAATCATCAAGCACTGTCGATTCACAGCCTATACATATCTCAGTGTGCCACAGACATTGAGAAATCTTTACATTGATTTTGACTTGATCGAAGAACTTTGGACTGGTGAATATCGATTTCACGAAACCAATATATGGGATAGTGCAAGACTGTTGCGTCAAGGCATGTATCGACCAGGACAGATGCAGTGCTTGAGTTTTGGAAATGGCAAGCCATTGCAACTTGGACGTGTGGGTGCTGTATTGACCGATGACGCCGAAGCCTATCGTGTGCTGAGTCGTTGGCGCAGTGATGGTAGAGATCTACACATCACACCCTGGAGTTCGGTCAAATGCTACGGTCCAGGTTGGCACTATTGCCCTACCCTGGAAGATTGCACACGTGGCATTGAAAAACTTGCTTTGGTAGATCAAGAACCTAAATATATTCAATATCCGGACTTGAGAACCATTGACTTTAAGTTTGCGTGATATTATAATTAATCAACGGCCATAACTCGGAGAACTAAATTGAGCAAAAAATCTAAGGCAACGAAAGAAGTTGCCGACACAAGTCAAAATCTATCACAAGTGATACGTAACAAGATGCGGCAAGAAAATCGTCGCTTCTGGGCTGGAGACAATATCAGCGAATACATGAGCCCTGTAATTAAATCTGCACTGATTGACGAAGCCACTGAGGCATTCGAAGGTGTGTTAGATGCACTCTTGATAGATAGAGAAACAGATCCCAACAGTCGCGGCACAGCACGTAGGCTGGCCAAGATGTACTACAACGAAATAATGGCAGGCCGATATGAACCAGAACCCGATGCAACAGCATTTCCAAATGATTCGGCGGACCGTTACGAAGGTATGCTCGTTGTTCGCAGTGAGCTTCGTAGTATGTGCAGTCATCATCACCAACCCGTTGTTGGTGTTGCTTATATTGGTATTTTGGCTGCTAACAAACTTATTGGCTTGTCCAAGTACACACGTATCGCACAATGGTGTGCCCGCAGAGGTACTCTCCAGGAGGAACTTTGTATTGATATTGCTCGGGAAATACAAAGGGCCACTGACAGCGAAAACGTAGGTGTTTATATACAGGCCACACATGGTTGTTGTGAGAATCGCGGCATTATGGCACACAGTAGTTTGACACAGACCACGGTACTCCGTGGTGCGTTCAAAGACGACGCAGGCGTTAAGAAAGAGTTTATGGACAATATCAAACTGCAACAAGACTTTGCACCACGTTAAGGAGAATATTATGGCAATTTGGACAGTACGAACATACCACAAAAAGAATGTGCAAGAAGTTGAAACTTATGTACAAGACACCGGCAACGGCCATATAACTGTTACCAATGGATTCCGTTGGGGTTCATGGACTGTGGAAACCTCAGATGACAATCCTCCTGAGTTTGAGTTCACAGAAGTGCCCGGCGGTGATGGATCAAAAGACAGTATCAATATGCTAGACTGCGAAGTCAACAACATTGACAATGTTGAACTGATTGACATGGATGACGGCGGCTGCTGGTATGACATTGAAGTCGAAGGCCTAGACGAGGATGCCGAACAAGAGATTCGTGAGTTCCTTGACGAAAATGGTGTTTATGAACTGGAAGAGCGTGAGGACGATCCTTGGCATCAAGACGAAACCGAATGGTGGATTTGGGGACCAATTGAAATTCAAAACGAAGCAGGTGATATTGTGCGTATTATTTGTGCAGACGCAGACGGCAATGTCATTGACTTTGTAGACCATTGACAAATATTCCAAAATAATGTATACTGTGTATTCCTAAACTATTTCGGAATACTTATGCGTAAGTTTTTGATAATTAGTACTTTAGTACTACTTTCGGCCTGCGGGGGAGGCGGTGGTGGTTCATCTACCACTACCACTACAACAGCGTCCACCATCAATAAAGTTATGGATTTATCTGCCGTAAATGGTGGCAACTGGAATACCGCTGTGGGTGATTTGAATGGTGACGGATTAGAAGATGTGGTCATTGGCGGCTGGTCAGGCACAGCAGATGATGCTTACCTCTGGGTCTTGATACAAAACACCGATGGCACACTGACTGATCGAACCTTGCAATACCTGCCGACCAATAGATATCCAGGCAGTCATAAAATCTTTATAGTAGACCTAGACAATGATGGTAAGAACGATATCTTTCTTCCTGCCTTCTTTGATGGTCCGTATTTACGACGAGATTACAGCAGAATCTATTGGGGTCAATCGGGACAATTTGTTGAGCAACGATTTGCAGAATCGACTTTTGCACACGGAGCCTGTGTGGATGACTTGAACAATGACGGCTTGATGGACTTATTGGT